AGTTGTGTCTATTTGAGAAATACTTGTGGCTAGTGTTGTTGAATACCCATTAGTTATATCTGTAGGATAAACATATAGCTTATTTTGCCATGCTACTAACCAACGAGGAACTCCTCGCCACTCATATCTATACGCCGTCTCAGCCGGGTTTAAATTCACAATATCTAGCATGTATTTTACCCCTTGAACGAATACAATCGCCATCCGATATGTTTTCGATCTAAGCGCTAATGGAGGCGCGTCTATAACATGCTCATTAGTTGTTAGCTTCCGGGTATAAACCCCTTGTAGCGCTAGCGTCTCCGCTGCGTATCTATCTAATGCATACATTAATTGATTAACAATATTATTATTGTTAAATAAAGTGTTTATATTTTTACCAGATAAATCATCTAGAGTAGAAGTCGCAAACCGAACCCTCTCTAGACATTCTCTAACAAGCACTATATCCCACCTAAAATCCACATTTTCAATGTGGCCCCTTCGGCTGATCCTGTTAATTTAAATTTACCTGCGCTTGAAATTGATATTTCTTCTGGATAAATAAAAGTCATTGCCTGTAATGGCTCGACTCTAATACCGTCGGACGCCCCATTCCAAGTGAATAAATTTTCAGATGAAGCGGCCCCTATTATAATCGAATTTTCTATATCCGTATTATAAACAACCAATGCCTTTAAATACGAGAAATCCCCATCATTATTTCTTACTACGGTAATAGAATAATCTGCGCCAGACTGGTTATTTACATCCCCAAGGTCAATTGTGATTGGAGTTGGCCCAACTTCTCCTGAAATTGAATATACGATATCTTCTGAATCGATTAATAAGTTAGCTATCGCAGATGGAACGGATTGTACTTGTACTATGCGCCCAGTATCTGTATCAACTTCCTCCGTGATATTAAAACTAACCCCGGCATTCCCATTAACGCTCATGATTCACCCCAAGCAAAAGTATTTATTTGAGCGATTGATTCGCCACTATTCCGTACATGAAAACTATTAACAGACCCTGTGAATATAAATTCACTATCGACCGAAATTAAATTAGATTCATTTATAATACACTCAATTGGTTGGGTTGTTGATATTCTGATCGCAGAAATACTAGATAGCCTTGACAAGTCTATATAATACCAACTCCCGGATGGGTTAAGTAACTCTTCACCTTTTGTGAATGATGTATACTCGGCTGTTAATTGAAAATCAAACTCACTTAAAACTTCGCTAAAAGAATTTAACTCATATTGTATACACTGGAATATTACTTGCACCTAATTACCCTCCCGTCCAGACGCCAGTGCCAACAGTTATAACCCACCCGGAGTCAGTCCCAATAACCCAAATTACAGAACCGACTAAAGTTGACTGAAAATACCCGCCGATTGTGCTTGTCTGCATAAATCCGTATATCGTGTCTAAGTAATTAGCAATAAATCGAAGGCCAAGCGCATTTTGAATTTCAAATCCATAAATCAGGCCCCTTTTTACAGGTGGTAAAACAACATAAACTATATCTGTAGCGCCTTCATTTGTTATAAGTGAGCCACTTTGATACTCGCTTAAATAATAAGGATTATTAGGCCCTATCTCGAAATATGCACCCCATACATCAATCGATATCCCGATAGGTATTGGACTGTCGTTCTTGAATTGGAGAGTCGATACGCCTCCAGCTAATATCATATCCTTATATATTAAGAATTCCTCCCCATCCTGATCCACTCTAACGCCAACTGTATCAGTAGAAGCTATCTTTATTGCGGTTGATTGCTTTGATTCTGAAACCTGAATAACTCCATTATCAATGTTATCAACAATATTTACCGGGCTCCATTGATTGCCTACATCAACCGTTATCTCTTGTTTTGAGTAGAAATCGTAATCTCGCACTGATGAAAACTCAGTGCGAGATAATATATCGGAACTCTCAGATACTTCTAGCTGGTTTATTAAAAACCGTACCCGCTTTGACACTACTCACCTAATGCCGAGATCTTTTGCTCTAATTCCAACAATTTTTTGTTTATTTCTTGGATTCGTACTAGCAACAAAACACTTAATTGTGAGTATTTAACAGAATAAGGGGCCCCAGCATTATCATAATTAACCATTAACGGATAAACTTCTGAAACTTCTTCCGCAATTAATCCAAAGTCACGCACCCCAGATTCTTTATATGAATATTGGACCGCTCGGAATGAGTCTAATACTTCAGGGTATACATTAAGAGTAGAAATATCCTCTTTAAATCTACGCGAAGATGTTAATGGGCGGACATCTCCATTTGAGTCAATAATTGCAGAAGTTCCCGTTCCAGATACAGCTCCTGCGATTCGCACTGTGCCAGTGCCTCCAATAGTTAATGCGGCCCCCGGGGTCGTTGTCCCGATCCCTAAATTGCCACTGCCTATAAATCGTGCCCTTTCCACCCCCTGTGTACTAAATGTCAAAAATGAATATGCTGTGCCTAAATCTATTAAACTAGATGCAGAGTTAGCCGTAAAGTTGCCAACACTTAACCCGTCGGTAGCTCGTTTTAATATTAACGACCCGTCATCACCCCCAGAGACCCCCGACGTTATTACCCCAGATGAATGAAATTTGCTTACAGGACTAATAGTCCCAATCCCCATGTTTCCTGTACTAGTGACCCTAGCCCTCTCACTCCCGGCCGTGCTCCAAGCGACAGTGTCCGCAGCTGGAAACCACATCCCGGTATTAAGGTCCCCGGATGCCGCAAGCGATGGGAGCGCAGCGGTCCCGGCCCCAAATGATGACACCCCGTTCACGCTGAGTTTAGCGTCTGGGGTTGTAGTCCCAACCCCAACGCTTGTAGTAAAGTTCGCAGTGATTGCACTAAACCCCTTAGTATAGCTTGCAGTAACAGCGCCAGGAGGCAAGTTACTACCGTTAGCTGTAAACGGCCCATAATAAAGCTGCCCGAATGCCGGGCTTACGCAAATAAAAAGAGCCAATAGGCTCATAAGTAACCTTCTCATGAAAACTCCTTTAATTAAGTTAATGTCCATATCCCAGTCCCCCCGCAACATACCCACCCTGTTGAGTTTATTGCGATTGCCCATATCATTGAGCCGGTACTCGTTGACTCTGAATAACCTGCGGATGCACTAATTTGGTCGCCAGATCGTATCGTATTCCCAGTCGCCGCTGTGAATCTCATCCCGTCAGCATCTTGTATGTAGAATCCATAACAAAGGCCTGCACTAGCCGATGGCAAATTGATATAAACCTTAGCTGATGCACCTTCGTTAGTAATTAACGCGCCTGTTTCCGCTACTGATAGCGTATATGGGCTCCCAACTCCATTGGTAATAGGTAATACTAGAATTCTAGTTCCAGATCCGCCACTACCTGCAATAATCCCTGCTAATGTTGGCATTTTATTTCACCACTATTTCATAATCCACAGCGGAACCGCTGCGGGTAATACGGATCGCTTTAGTTGCAATCCATGAGTCAAGATTCAATACAGCATCGCTTCTAACATAAATTTCATCTCCGAAAGTAGTTCCATCATCGGAAAAAGACACTGTAAATGGCTGCCTATCTGTTAGATTTCGAATATATCCAGACACAAAAGCCCGCCCAAGATCTGTATAAACGTCAATACTGACTGGAGATGTCCCCGTGCTTACTGAACCGTAATACGCTTTGTATGGGGCGGCGTTCCCAATTGTGTCGATAGTAAGCCCAACCGGAGCTCCAAATGTGGAATTTTGATTCCTAATATTTTGCCCGGTGATATTACTCATAACCCGATAGCCTGCCAGGTGCCTGTTTGGTTTGCTGTAGTCGTGATAGTAACTGTACCACCAGAAATTATAGCCACTGTTGATGGCGTTGATGTTGCAACGCTAAAAGTTACCGCGTCAATCTTTTGTAGGCCGGTGACGATTGCGCCACCGGTTGACCCACTATCACTCGTATAGTCCCCGCAAACTAATTTTTTACTACCAAAAACATTAAACTTTCGCGTATATTTGAATGCCATTTAATCCCCTATGCAGCGCTTACTAAAGCTGTTCGGTACCCACTATATAGATTTACGCTAGCTGTTCCGGCCCCAACAAGTGTGCCAATCTGAATTGCAACACTTTTGGCAGAAAATGCTGTACTCCCTGATGTCCCGTCTACGATAAGAGTTGTCCCAGCATTAAGTAGCTCTAGATTATCGCCAGCAACGTGAGTCTCGCTGGCTAGTTTTGCGATGCACTGGCCGGAAATCTGTACAAACCCATAATATCCAGATGTAAATGCTACTTGAGGGATACATACAGTTACATAAGAGGCTAGAGTAGCTGGTGCCGCAGTTACCATTTCGGCATCTGATGTATTAGAAGGAACGACTACATATGGCTGATACTGAGTAAGCCCAGCGTGAGCCTTTACATACATGAACTTCTTCACAACGCTTGGGTTGTTAGTATCCATCATTGAATATACTGCCCCCATTAGGTACGTTTGGTTACGAGCCGATGTCGGTGTAGTGAGATCGGTCTCGTTAATTGAAAAAGGGTTAAAAAGTGGAAATCCCATTATAATTCTCCTATGCTGACAAGCTATTCGCGAACCAGTTGACGCGGCGGTTTTCGCAATAAAGGTTACCAACATGATATCCGGTTGACACCGTAATTGGTTGGTTTGGTAATACTTGGCTATTATCAAGTCTAGATTTTCGGCCTGACCAAAATCCGTAACGAATCCCAAAATGCATTGAAGTGCTTGATAGGATGTAAAGAGTATTAGCAGGAGCGAAATCGTCAACAACCCAAGGAATCCCGTCTACAACTAAATTCTCAAAACCAGCCTTAACGGTTGCTTCATCTGCAAAGCGTTGTTGAACTTGTAATTGAGATTTAAAACGAGATTGGATATTCGGTTTCGAAACCATTAAGTCAGGCTTATATGAACTTACCAACCCATCGCTAATTGGTTGTTGGTTGTTAATAGCAGACAAAGAGGCTAACCCGTTAGAAATAACGTCATAACTAATTACCGTGCTAGTTGTGTCTGCTTGTGGGTACCAAGCTGGGTAATCAGTGTTGTTGATACCAGCGTATGCGGTCCCAGATGCCCCGAAAATATCACCGAAGCCATTAAGCGCTTTGTTTGAAGTTGTCCCACTCCCATATACTGAAGCTGACACTGTTCTTGTCATAGTGTTCTGCGCAACGTTCTTTTTAATCTCAATTAAACTTGCGATTGCGTTAGGGCTGTCGTCTGTAGCTGCAATATCATTTAATGAGACAACCACGTTTGAGTAAAACTTTTTATAAGTCAACTGCCCATAAACCATTTCTTGGTTTGGATTAGTTGAGATAACGTCAGTACTTCCGTCGATCCAACCTTCAGCCTCGTTATCAAGAATTGCCACTGGGAATTGGAAGGTTAAATTACCCCCATTAAATGGCATTGATCTTTTCTTTACTAGCTTATTTAAAAGCGCATTTGAACGTGCGAGCGCATCCGGGATTGTCTTCATCAACTCGGTATGCGTTACCGCTAGAATATCTGGTGAAATTGGCATTTTCTATTTTCTCCTTTTCTTATCCTCGACTCAACATCGAGGCGATAGTGTCTCTAAAATTTAACCCGCCTTGTTGTTTAACCCTGCTTTGGCCAGGGCTAATTGCTACACTTCGGTTGGTTGAAAGTTTTTTTGCGGTATTAACCGCTGATGACCGTTTCGAGCTATTTGCAATTTGGCGTATAGCAAATTTTGAAAAAACGGCCCCCATTAATTGAGGTGGTACGTTATTGTTTTTACAGTATGCAAGGAATTCTCCCTTGTCATAGTCAACGTTATACTCACTAGCAATTGAATCAATAGACTTCATCTCTTCGCCTATTACAGCAACCTGAGCATGAACTTGTTGCTGACGCTCGAATTCGTCCATTCTTCGCTGTGCAGCTTCTCCCTTTTCAATTCGCTCAATAACTTCAGGTGGCAAATCTCCATACTTAGCTCGGCGCTGGTCTTCTGCTACCTGTGCCAATGATGACATCAACGCTTTTTGGTAATCAGGATTCCCCTCAAAGAAATCAACAAGCTCTTTAATCTGGGAAAGGCTCCCCATTTGCGTCTGGAGATCCTGTAATTCAGATTCATAAGCGCTGACTTTATCGCGATATTCCCCGTGCTCTTTTTGAAGCGTGGGGAGCGTCTTCTCTGATTCCCTAAAAGCTTTATATATTGAATTCGGGTCTCGGTTCCATTCAGTTTCAAAACGAGGGTCTTTATCAAAAGAATCAAAATCGTCCCCAACTTGTGAGCCGACTTCAGCGCTTTCAACGCCACTTGAGTCATCGAAATCATTTAAATCGCCTTCATCTTCAATTAATTGCCCAGATTCTTCTAATGTCATTTATACCTACCCAAATTTTAGTTTAATTTTTTCAGAGCCAGATTTTGCGTACTCTTCAGAATCATCATCTGATTCTTCTAACTCATCACCTTCAATACAGTCATCAATAACATCGATTGCCTTTTGGATATCTCCAGAGGACAACATCTCGCGAACCTCTAAAAGTTTTGACTTGTAATACGCTGATCCATCTTCCGATTTCTCCTGTTCCATAAATGGCATTTTGCCATTAGATTCAGAAAAAGATATTTTAACTTTGCCTTGGTCTGCCACGTCTTGGCCCTCCTGACTTATCATCGATAGTCTGTACATTGACGAGCTCGGAATCTTCGGAATATGAACCCATATCACGTGAATCAAGTTCCGCTCCAGAATCCTCATTATCTTCAACCTCTTTAGCGCCTTCAAATACAGGCTCAGCGAGTTCCCATGTGTCAGTAGTCTTTTCTTTTTCATCTTTCTTTAAATCAGTGAATACAGATAAAATTGGATCTTCTATCTCTATTTCATTAAAGATTAACTTTAAAAACGACTCTTCAATTATGAATACAGCTCCCGCATATATGATTTTATATTCTGTCTTCGGCTTTTGTTGTCCGCCTGGATAAACGCCAATAATTTCAGCGAATTCCCCGGCGGCTGTTTTGATATTAAATTTTGAACCTGTTTTATACATTTTTCAGAATATAGACTATAAAATTACAATTGTAATTTCCGTTTTTTCTCTTATTGAAGTTAAATGGCCATATCCATTGGCAACTGCTCTTCAATATTTTGTTCAGGATCAGGGATTAACCCGTTTTGAACCAATAGCTCCATTTGAGAATCAATTGGCAAATCAGAAAAAGCAACCGATACCTTGTCTATTGGTGGCGGGGGAGGAGGTAGCTGGCTCTGCGCCTCGTCAGAGGCCCTCATCTTTTGCAAAATAGCTCTGATATTTGGAAAATCAAGGTGCTCAAGTAGTATCTCTCTTGCGAGCGGAGATTCAGGCGGCCCAAATGCCCCCGATTTCCATAAGTCCATCGATAACGCGGCGACGGCCCCCCTGGATCTCGGTAGATTTCTACCAGTAGATATCTCGCATTCAAATTCAGTTAATGATAAATCGCCTTTTATCTCTTTAATTATATTAATCTTCTTCGTATCTTCATCAACCTCAAGTTGCTGGATTGTCCCAGGGACGCCATCTTCTGCTGGAGTTAGCGAAAGGAAAGTTTTCCCATTGGTCATCCGAACTATACGAGGGATATTATAAAAAGATTGGGCAACAAGTATTGAATAGTTTGATATATCAACTAAAAATTGGTAATAGATCTCCTGTATCTCTCGGATTGCCGACATCGGGCTTTCATTAAGAGAGTCAACCATCCTTCCACTGCTAACAGGGTCTTTTGATTGACCGGATATCATCATATCGTTTACGCGGCCAATCTCTTTCGCCTCTTCTTTCAACCTAATAATTAAGTCTGTAAGGTTCCGTATTTCAGATAAGGTGTTATTGGTTAAGACGATCGGGGCTTTGGATGGCAGGATACCCGTCTCAACCATAGTTATTAGTTTATTAACAAACTCGTTCTCGTTAGTTATCCCGGCAAGCTCATCTATTAGTACGGTAGATATAAACCCGCCGACTAAAATCTGGATCTTCTTATAAGCTCTATTAACCCTATCCTGGACGGACTTCAACTTCTCGACGTCACCTTGCCCCCATATATCTCCTGAATTGTACAAATTCATAGTGACGATTGGGATTCCAGTTGGGATTTCAATTGCTTTATCTTCAAACACGCAATCTTCCCCGGAATAAATAACGACTCGCCCATACGGATACTTGAACCCTATTTCAACGGTACGAACTGTATCCGAATCATTATTATCAACCGGAGGAATAAAAGTTGAGTCATCTCTAAGATAACACTCGTAGACGGTAATACTTTGAGATAGTGAAGTTAGGTTCCCATTATCGGAAACGTATACCTGAGCGGCTGCATTAGAGTTTGCGTATGTCACAACTGGGCGATCTGACGTATCGGCCCCTCTATTCTCTGCGTCTTTTTCTGATTGCTCTTTTAATAACTTGTCAATCTCTTCGATCCTGTCTGGGTATCTCTTTTTCAAAGTTATGGCGCTATATTTATTTTTTATAGTAACAAAATTACAATCTGATATAGATGCGCCACCCGGGTCTGGGAAGAAATTTATTGGGTCTACAAGATCAATCTTTACCTCGCCGATTCCTTGCATTGAATCCTGGTCCCATGAAACTCGGCCAATTGCTATCCCATTTTTAATGACACAATTTACTGCGTCACGACCAAACTTATCGAATTTATTTACGCGCTTTATATGGTCTAATATATCATTCATAGCGTCAGATACTTCCTGAATATTCGCAAGTTCATTTAAATCAGCAAGCGACCCGATCACGGCATTCACGGATGTAGTTCTCTGAGAATCAAGAGTTAAGCTAGTCTTTGTCTCGACGATTGGGTTTATTAGATTATATGAGTCATTATTTTTTACGTACGTCTGAGACAAATCAAATCGGCCAAGATAATACTCTTGGCACATCTTGAGCCGGTCTTTTGGCTGCTTAGACGAAGCCATTGCGTAAAGCTTCGAACAATGGCTTATTAATAACTTATCGTCTTTTTTATTTTTAACCGGTTGTGTATTGGGGAAATTGTTGCCCGTTATATTTTGTGGCGGAGTGAAGTTCATGTTTTCATTAAACACATGATGCCAAACTTCGTCATTTCCATTTTTTTAATAAGCCCAATTTCTGTAATGGATCTCTCTCACCGCTTCCATAACGTTATGCCTCAACCTAGCGTTTTCCTCCTTTATTTGGTTGGAGCGTTGGTGAGCCGATTCTTGTCGGATTTCATTATCTGATGCAATGATAAACCCCTTTTCTTTAGCATAGCTTTCCAGCTGCTTCTTTGAGTGGACTATTTTATTTTCGCCTTCTATTGCTGGCTCGAAATATTCATGAAGCGGCGGGATTATGCTTATCCCGCAATCAACGGCATCTTTCTCTGCCCCATATCTAATTTTAAACCAATCAACAGAGTCTCCTATGCAGCACTCAGCACTATATTTAAGTTCATTACATTTAAACGTCTTAGTGAATGTCGACTCGCAACGTTTGCATCTGAAAAAAACTGTTTTCATATAGAAATAGACTCCCCAATGTTTTTAAGAAAAAATTGCTTTAGCTTATGTCGTGTCATTAAGTCCTTTACCTCTCCATGCGCGTATCTATGGGCAGTTGGCAATTCAACTTTAAACTCGTCCATAATATTCTTGAGCTGCAAACCAGATTGCTTATACAGTGTAGATATCTCTGAATCACTGACTGACTCAATAAATTTAGAGGTGAAATGCTTCTCAAAATTTATAGCCATTTCTTTAAGCCTGTTATCGAGCAAAACAAGCTTTGAATTCGTAGCATCAACTGATTGTTGAATTGATATTGGGGAGGTTTTTTTGTGCAATATTTCCATAAATTGTTTTGCCTGTTGAACATCAATCCGGATCTCTTTTACAATCTCGCCCATTTCGTCTCTCAGCAATTGAGCCGCTGCGCGGCCTCCAATACCTCCAATCTTCTCAACCGCCAAATTATCAATTGCGTCCATTTTTTTATTAAATACGTTTAATAAATTATCAATATCTAGTTTATTACCCGCAGACTCTCCCGCGTCTTCTGCGTTATTCTTTATCATAGTTCTCACAATATTCTGTATCTCTATTTTATCCTGTGGATTTAAAGCCATTTTAATTCTCTTTTCTTGTATTTTATTTTATTAAGACAGTGAAAATTATTAAGGGGATCTTTGATTATATATCAACCAAAATCCCTCCACGGATTAATATCTGGACTTAACAGCGCTCTCTCAACCTTCACCCCTGGAGTTTCCAGTTTAGGGTCTCTACTCCTTAAATCGTCTAGGAACTCTATTAAGTAAAGCATCGCGTCAATTGCGTGGTTGTCCTTGTCTTGCGGGGTTTCGTTTAAATTCTTACTTTCTCCCAATCTAAGTTTCCGCCAGTGATAGTTCCTTATCTCTTTAATTAAATTAACGCAATTACGGGTTATGTAAAGCTGACATTTCTTAAATAAACGGTTTGCATGTGAAATATTCCTCAACTCATCCTTATTACACTCAATAAGCGGGACCCCAAGCGCCTCAAGATCTGTCCAAACCGATTTCCCATCACGGTCGGGGCGCTTAGTTGAATAGTCGTACACAACCGGTTTTCTACCATGTCGAAGGCTCTCCGCCGCTATCTCGTCGGTCCCCTTCTGCCTCTCGTACCATTCATCGTATATTATGATGTTCCCGTCGAAGTCTTTTAACCCCCAGATAAACGCGGATGGGTTTCTCCACCCATAATCGCCCCCTATTGCGTCGCGCATCCCCGCCTCTGGGAGAAATGCATCTATAACGTTTAAAGATTCTACAAAAGATGAGAAAACCATCAAATCGTGGCTTCCCCAGTTTCCGTGTAGTATCCCCGCTAGATCGGCCTCGGTATTATTCTGTATTAGATTCGGTATAAATTGGGGGTTGTATTTGTCCAAAAACTCACGGTTGTCAAGTGTTGAGACATGTAGAAAATATATATTTTTTGGAAGCGGGGTATCTATATACCGTGTTTTAGCCCAGCACTCAGAAGGGTTCCCCTCAGTTATCAGTATTTTTTTACTGAGGGTTGATTTACCGCGCTGTCTCCCGAAAATCTCTTTGAATAAACTTTCCGGGATCTGCTCAGCCTGTGATATTACGATCACGTCTATATTCCCGCCCAATATTTTTTTGGGCTGGTCAAATGCTCTGAACCTTACCGTCGAGCCGTTTGCGAACCGCATTTCTTTCTGCTGTATTCTGTGCTTATACCCAATCTCCCCAAACATTTCATTAAAATCGCTTATAATTGTGTCGTCTAGCTGAGTATAAGTTTCCCTAATTACCGTGACCTTCAATCCCTTATAAGTCTGGCACATATTATAAACTGCCAACAAAACAGTCATTGTTTTCCCGCTACCGTATCCGCCCCAAATAGCGAACTCATCGTAGTCTGTGTCAAGATTAACGGTCCCGTCGTCATTAAATAGAGTCCCCCAAAACTCGCTTAGTTTCTCGTTTAGCTCTATATTAATTACGTTCTTTAATGCAGGCTTTGTTTGGCTAGCCACGCTCTAATATTTTATTTTCAAAATCAAGCTCATCTATAAAAGACGATGCAGCGTTATTTTTTTTAATCGATTTTTTTACTGAGCTAAAATTTGATATTGAGTTTATTGGGTCTAGATTATTTTTTGAGAAATAAAATACCCTTGAAACGATGACGAGTGTCAATATGAAGAACGCTGAAAAAAAAGCCACAGTCCCGACAACTAAAAATAATATCTGTGAGCTACTCAACTTTTTTCCCCTTTTTCTTATTAAGCACAATCTGGATCAGTTTACCTTGGTCCTCTGGAGGCAGTTCCTCTGCAAGCTCACCGCCTAGCCTTACTCGCAAAGTTGCGAATTTTACCCTAGAATCCCAGTCAGGAAACGCTACTACGCCAGCCTGTCTGGTCGCAATCGTTTTTTCTGCAAGCATTCCCTCCTTAATTAAGTCGATTACATGAGATATTGGGATAGCTTCTCGTATTATTTGGGTTGATTTTAGC